AGGGACATGGCTCATGCCTTAGGAACTCGCTTTCGGACTGCATTTGCGATGGATGCATAAATAGTTGCGGTATCTACAAAATAAGAGTGCCATTCATCGATAGCTTCAATGAAAGCTTCGACAACATCATCAGGAGACAACACGCCATCCTTTACTGCTTCTTCTGCATCTGCAAGAGTTTCAGAGAAGTACTCGGTAAGGCGGTCATAAGCAACTTTCTTGTCAATAGTCATGTCAGCCATCCAGTGGGTATCGAGTGGTACGCACACCAAAGGAAGCCGTGTTTCTCGGCCCATTTGGCATACGTTGTTTTAGATCCTTTGTAGATCTTATTAAATGGGGATTGAAATACAAATCGAACATCGAGATCAGGGTTGGCAGCTTTCACTGCTTTCATCTTTCGACGGTCCTCATCAGTAAGATGCCCTTTGGTTTCTAGATAGACACCATTAGGCAGCAGAAAGTCAGGAGTGTAATTACACTGCAAGACATAAGGAACCTTTGTAGATTCGTATTCGTATTTAACCCCCAGGTTGGTGAGGAGATCAGCGACCTTCTCTTCCAACCCAGAGCGGAAAGCCATCTTTAGAAGTCGTCGTCAGAGCCCGCTGCTGGGGCAGGGGTGACATTCGGATCATCTGCCTTGAAACCTTTAGTGGTTCCAAACAGTGCAGCGACATCTTCAGCAGCCATATCACCAGAATCAATACCAGCACTGCTGGAAAGACTAATGATTTGAATACCCTTTAGCTTAAGTGAAGTGCCATAGGTGACGCCATCCTTAAGGATATAAGGCTTCTGAAAGAATGCTAGCTTTACAGTACTTCCGCTATAGATAGGAAGTGCTGTGTTATTTACAACAGTACCTTCAGTATCTACAATGGTAGGGCAGTTGTCTTCATTCCAAGAGAACTTAACCTTGTACTGATTTTCAGCTACTTCTTCCCATGGTTCGGGCTTCAAGGTAGACCGCTTGGGATTCTTTAGCTTTGATTCAGCCCATTTCAGGACTTCAGTTCGATCCGTTTCAAGTTGTTGAATCAGATCGTCAGAAAAAATAGTAGCAAGTGAGTAACCAAACTTGCTGGGCTTCATCACAGCTTGATAGCCATCAAGGACAACAGGCTTTTCAGTGACGATAGTTTTGGTAGCCATTAACAGAAGAAATAGGTGGATTCAAGGACGGATTCA